GTGTTTTTGGAGTGGGGAAAAAAAAAAAAAATAGATTCAAAAAAAAAAAAAGGAAAAAAACACGAAACTAAAAAAGATAAATGGTTCTCCTGTACGTTGTGTATTTCTCAAAATGCCAGAGGAAAAAAGCGAGTTTTGCGTAGTAGAACACGAAGAAGCAAAACAGATAGGATTTATATTTTCATAAGAGTAACCCAATAACACCGGTAACAGTCCAAAACATAGGCTTATATAAAAGTAAAAAAAAATGAAATTTTTTATTAAAAATATACTTCTATACGTATATCAAAAGTTTGTGTTACAGGTGTTATTTCTTTAAAAAAGTTAGGAAAATCAAGAGATAGAACATGTTACAAAATAGGTTACCTATGTGTTACTGGTGTTACTTATATCATTATATTTATCTATTCTTTAGGATAGAATGATACTATTTTATACTTATAGATTTTTATTACAATATGAAAAGAAAGGAAGAAAAAAGATGCTTTATTCTGTAAAAGCAAAAGAGATTTCTAAGGAACAACAAATGTTTGTAGACATTTGGGAGCATTATAAGAAGTTTTATCGTGCAGAGAACACAGAGGAGTACTGGACAGAACAGATAGCAGCCTGCCAAGAGTTGCAGGAGAAATATAAGGATAGTAAGTTGGCAAAGGATATGTTATTGGCAATCGTAAAAGAATTAGAAAGGAAGAGCAAGGAGGAAGAAAAGAGATGAATACATACAGGAATAAAGAAGGGTATCGGGATAGGGTAGCAGGACAGGCAATCAGAGAAGTGGAGAAAGAGGAAAGAAGGAAGGAAAAACAGAGGAGAGAGCTAATCGAGTTAATGAAGAAAATCGTGAGCATGGTAGGGTTGGAAATCGTAGAGATAAGATTAAGAGATAAGTATACCGGGAAGGAGTATTGAGAAAATGATAGAGATTATGGAGGAAGAGCGAGAAAGAAGAGAACCTAAGACGCTAGAAGAGTATCTGGAGCAGATGGAAGAGAGCGAGAAAAGGAAACTATTTGATTATTTGAGAGAGAAGGAGGAAAAGAAATGAGTCGATTAGTCTTTAACAAAACAAGGTTAGACATTACAGGAAAAGAATTAGAGCAGTATCAAGCTAGAATGAAACCCATGTCTGAATTAGAAGCCTATGTAAGAAAAGATATTCTATCAATGAAGCTAGTGGCAGAAGGGGAAGAAGGAGAAATTTCTCTTATAGAAATCTTTGGAGATGTAGAATATTGTATTAGTTTATATTTGAATGAAAAGGGATATATTTATTTTGGTGATAGAGAATGTTTTCTTGAGTACAGTAATAGAAGAAAAAAATATGTATTTGGAGGATATGGTTTTGACGGAAAACTATATGAAATCAAGGGATTTTTAGAGATAAAGGAACATTAACATCAGGAAATGAGAAAGGAAGAAAGATGATAAAAATAACAAAGAGAGAAGAGGAAAGGAAATGTCTGTTCTGCAAAAGAAAGGAAATAGAAACAAGGAAGATGAGTTTTATAGATAAGCAAGGAAAGATCATTGTATCCATGAGTGCTTGCTTTTCCTGTTTGAGGCAAATGAGAGAAGAATTAGAGAGAAAGTTAGAAGAATAAAGAAGAAGGAGGAAAACAGAAAGGACAAGATATGGATTTATCAAAATATGCAAAGCCAAAATTAGAGGAATGGAGAAACGGATTAAATCTGACGGAAGAGGAAGAACAAATTTTCCTTCTGCTCACGAAGGGGAAATCCAGACAAATCATAGCAGGAAGAATGAAGTTATCCATGAGAACCATAGATCGCAGGATTGCCGCAATCCGAAAGAAAATGGAACAGATGGAGAAGAGTAATATTTTTAGCAAATAGAAATAATATAAAATAAAGAAAAAGTTTGGTGATAATTATAAAAAAGGATTTAATATTTATATTTAAAAAATTATTGGAACGAAAAAAAATAACACTCGAGGAATATAATAAAGCAATAGAGATTATACTTAAGAAATATAGTTAAATACATATTTAAGGGCGGGAAATGAAATATTCCGCCTTCTTTATTTCTGTTTGCGAAATAATATAGTATATGTTATGATATAAATAAAAATTATACGGAGGAAAAAATATGCATGACAAAGCAAGAGCGGTATATTATTGTCGAGTTAGTACAGATGACGAAAATCAAGCTACATCTATTATAAATCAAAAGCAAGAATCTATTAAAATAATAAGAGAAAATAGATGGGAATTGATTGATGAATATATAGATGAAGGGAAATCAGGTACAACAACTAAGAATCGGAATGAATATAATCGCTTATTTAAAGATATGGAAACAGATAAATTTGATATTATTGTGATAAAATCGCAAGATAGATTAATGAGAAATACAAAAGAATGGTATTTTTTTATAGACAAACTGGTTCAAAACAATAAAAAATTATATTTTTACTTAGAGCGAAAATTTTATTCTCCAGATGATGCTTTGATTACGGGAATAAAAGCGATTTTGGCAGAAGATTATAGTCGCAGTCTTAGTAAAAATATTAACAATGCACATAGAAAAAGACAAGAAACAGGAAGTAATATCGTAATTACCTCAAAAACATGGGGATATAATAAAGTGAACAAACAAGTAGTTGTAGATGAATCGGAAGCGAAAATGGTATGTTTTATTTATGAGATGGCAGCACAGAATCATGGTTCAAGAACGATTGCAAAAATGCTAGAAGAGAAAGGGTATCACAATCGAAATGGAGGTAAGATAGCAGAACAGACAGTGAGGAAAATAATTAGAAATCCATTATATAAGGGAACAGTTGTTATGAATAAGCTGCATAAAAATTTTGAAACGAAAAGAACAGAGCGGAATAGTGAAGATAAATGGATATTTCATGAAAATATAGTTCCAGCGATTGTATCAGATGAGCTGTGGAAAAAAGCAAATGAATTAATGAATCAGCGTTCTCTTTCTTTCGTTACAGAGGATTTTAAAGAAAAAATAATTGGCTGTAAAAGAAATCTTTATCCATTATCAGGAAAAATTGTATGTGGATTGTGTGGGGCGCAGTATTGGAGAAGAACGGCAAATTTAACAAACAAAAAGGAGCATTATTGGAGTTGTCAAGAATACATCGCGAGAGGAAGAAAAACAAAAAATAAACGAAAACCCATAGGGGCGAAGGAAGAAAAATATACAATAAAAGAAAGCGGTTGTGACAATATTCATATAAAAGAAGGAGATTTGGAGAACATAATATATCAAACTGCTCAACATATTTATAAAAGAACACAAGGAAATATTGCCTCAGAAGCTATTCATGTTATGAAACAGGTTTTAAAAGACAATGAAGATATTATGGGTCAGGAAAATATCTTAAAAAAACAAGAGGAAAAAATAAAGGAAAGTAGAGAAATATTGCTGGATAAATACCTTGACGGAAAAATTAGTGATGATATATACCAGATGAAAGATGACAAATTTAAGAAAGAACAAGAAAAAATTAATATAAAACTTAAAGAATTACAAAAAAAGAAAGAGGGTTTTTTAAATAAAACAGAGCGCTTTAAAAACCTTGAAAGAGAAATAGAGGAAATTTCTGATCGGGATTTGAGTATAGCTAATATGGAAGAACATATGGAAAAGATTATAGTATATCCCCAATATTTATTGATCCAATTTGATATTTTTAATGATTTAAAAATAGAAGTAATCAGAAAAAGTTATAAATGTATAGAATATAATATCTGTTTGTAAATTTAAGTAAATAGATTATTTAACAAACAGATATTAAAACAATATAATAGTTATGATTTGATATAATATAAATATATCAAGTGGCGGAAAACTGGCGAATAGTTGGCGGTTTCTGCCTCTTTTTTTATGTTAAAATAAAGAGAAAGAAGCATCTTTTTATAAATGTTTCCAGTAAAGTTTTTGATAAGAAAGGGGTAGAAATGAGATGGATGTCAAAAAAAGAGATATGAAATTAAGTGATTATCATATATCGAGAGCGAGATATAATGAATTGAAGTATTTTTGTATGCAGTATTACGAAAAGAAACAGAAGTTAGCTCATGCGTATTCGCTTCCTGCGATAAAAAGCGATGGACAGCCGAAAGGAAATTTCGTAGGAAATCCAACAGAAAGCCAAGCCATAGATAATATGAAACTGCAAAAGGAAATCGAGCTGATAGAACAGACGGCGAAAGAGGCAGATGAAGAGATAAGTAGATGGTTACTCATGAATGTAACAGAGGGGATTGCGTATGAATATTTAGATGTGCCAAAAGGGCGAAGACAATTTTATGAGTCAAGAAAATACTTCTTTTATTTACTTTCTCTAAAAAAATAAAAAAAGTGGGTAACTCAGAGAGCAATAAACGTGATAAAATAATATCATGGAATCATAAAAATAGTTAAAAAACTTTTCTTAATGTCTACTCACTGTTGAAGGTAAGTAGATGATTAGGATTTTACTCAAACTAAAATAGGATAAATGAAAAGGCATCTGAAAAAGATGTCTTTTTTTTGACTAGAAAGAAGGTGAATTCATGGGTAGACTGAGAAAATTTAAGACGGTGAAGCAGTTAGAAGAAGCATGGGAAGCATACAAAACCGATTGTAATAATCAGATGGTGCTTACCCATGATTTCAGTTCTAAAAATTCAGAATTTGTCAGTAAAGAACTAAAACGCAGTATAACCTATACGATTGAGGGTTTTTGCGTGTTTGCTGGGATTTCCAGAGCTGCTTTCTATGAACGATATGCGGACAATGAGCGGTATGCTGACATCGTTACGCGCATGAAAGAAGAGTGTGAAGTAGATGCTCGTAAAAAATTTGAATTAGGAGTTATCGATTCGCGTCTTGCTGGGTTATGGATGAGCAAACATGGATATACCACAAAAAGTGATGCCAATATCGACCTTGAACCTGTGGTCATTATGAATGATTTAAAAGAATAGTTGGTGATGAGATGCAAGTGTCTTTACAGCAAACCATTGGAAAAAACTATGCCGACTTTTGGAATACCAAGAAAAGGTATCGTGTATGTAAAGGAAGTCGAGGGTCAAAGAAATCCAAAACCACAGCTTTGAACCTCATTTATCGTCTATTGGAATATCCAGAAAGTAATGGATTATGTGTGAGGAGGTATTCTAATACATTACGAGATTCTGTTTATAGCGATCTGAAATGGGCAATTCATAAGTTGGGATTAGGACATTACTTTGATTGTATGGTTTCCCCTATGCAGATAATCCGCCGGTCTACGGGACAGAAAATTCTGTTCCGTGGACTAGATGATGGATTAAAGATTACATCTATTTCCGTGGAAAAAGGGGTATTGTGTTTTGTATGGATAGAAGAAGCCTATGAGATTACAAAAGAAGAGGATTTCAATAAATTAGATTTGTCTATCCGAGGGGAAGTGCCGGAAGGGTATTTTAAACAAATCACTTTGACTTTCAACCCGTGGAGTGCGACAAGCTGGCTGAAGGCTCGCTTTTTTGACAAACCAGAGGAAGATACCTTTGTAAAAACAACCACATGGCAATGCAATGAATGGTTGGATGAAGCGGATAGAAATATATTTCTAAAAATGCAGAAAAATAATCCTCGCCGCTACCGCATAGAAGGAGAAGGGGAATGGGGGATTGCGGAAGGGCTGATTTATACCAATGTGATTTGTGAAGCATTTGATGTGGAAGAAATCCGCAAAATTAAAGGGATAAAATCCGCGTTCAATCTTGATTTTGGTTTTACCGATCCAAGCGCTTTTGTGTGTGAAATGGTGGATAATACAGCTATGCGTATCTATGTATTTGACGAATGGTATAAAACAGGAGTGACCAATAAAATAATTGCAGAACAGATTAAGAATATGGGGTATGGAGGACAAAGGGTAATTTGTGATAACGCAGAACCAAAGAGTATCGCAGAACTAAGAGAAGAAGGGATACGAGCAGAAGCTTCCCGAAAGGGAAAAGATAGTGTGAATTATGGAATACAGCTTATTCAGAATTATGAGATCGTAGTTCATCCAAAATGTGTAGAATTTAAGAAAGAAATAGAGAACTATTGTTGGGGGAAAGATAAAGATGGGAAACTGACAGGAAAACCAGATCATGAATTTTCGCATGGAATGGATTCGATGCGATATGGTGTGATGGATATTTTAATGCCAGATACCTTTAGTTTTGATTAGAAAGAAGGTGAGAAAGTGCTATGGGAATATGGAAGCGAAACAAGGCGAATCAATGCGATTGTAAATGCTGCTGCCAAAACAAGAATGAATGACCTCCGATTTTTAGAAAAAGAGATAGAAAAATGGAAGAACTCTCCCATCCGAAGGGATATGATGGTAGCAGAACGTTATTATCAAGGGGATCAAGATATTTTATATCGGGCAAGAATGGTGATTGGAAAAGACGGAAAGTTAGAAGTAGCAAAGAATTTACCCGATCATCGAATTGTAGATAACCAATATCAAAAGGCAGTGGACCAGAAAAAGAATTATTTACTGAGTAAACCCTTTACGATTACCTCTAAAAATAAACAATATACGGAAGCCTTAAAGTTTATCTTAGATAAGAAGTTTATGAGAACATTAAAACATGTCTGTGGAGATAGTATTAACGGAGGAATTGGTTATTTATATCCTTATTATAATGATGAAGGTATCTTATGCTTTAAAAGATTTCGGAATGATGAAATTCTTCCCTTCTGGGCAGATGAGGAGCATACCGAATTAGATGGGTTTGGAAGATTGTATCTTTTAGATGGATACGAGGGAGAAACAGAAAAAACCTATGAATTTTTTGAGTTATACTCTAAGAATGGAATCGAGCGGTATCAGGTAGAGGGAGGACATCTCATACCAGATATTTTGCATCCTTCGGATTCTCATTATCGAATAGAGAACGTGGATTCCAATGGAAAACGGGTAGAAGTAGCTTATAATTGGAATCGTGTTCCTTTAGTCGCTTTTAAAAGAAATACAAAGGAAATTCCCTTGATTAAGTGCTGCAAAAGTTTACAAGATGGAATCAATTTGATGGTGAGCACATTTGAAAATAATATGTGTGAGGATAGTAGAAATAGTATCTTAGTCCTTGTGAATTATGATGGGACAAATTTAGGAGAGTTTCGTCATAATTTAATGCAGTATGGAGCAGTGAAGGTGAGAAATACAGAGGGAAATGGAGGAGATGTGAAAGCCCTGACAGTGGAAGTCCATGCAGAGAATTATAAAGCTATTTTAGAAGTGTTGAAACAAGCATTGATAGAGAATTGTAAATCGTATGATACAAAAGATAATCGGTTGACTGGTGACGCAAATCAGATGCACTTACAAAGCATTTATCAAGATATAGAATTGGACGCACAGGAGATGGAAACAGAATATCAAGCGGCGTTTGAGGATTTATTATGGTTCATAGACCAACATCTAGCCAATACGGGAAAGGGAGATTTTGAAAAAGTAGAAGTAGAGATTACCTTTAATAGAAATATCCTTGTAAATGAAACGGAACTGATTCAGAATTGTAATAGTAGTGTGGGGATACTTCCCATGAAAGTAATTTTAGAAAAACATCCTTGGATAAAAGATGTCGAAGAAACAATGAAATTATTAGAGGAAGAAGAGCAGAAAAAATTAGAAATGACCGACCCTTATGAAACTGCTTTTGAGCAAGGCGGTGAGCCAGAAGATGAAGAATAGGGAATACTGGCAAAAGAGATTTGAAGAATTAGAAGATCGCCGAATGAAAGAAGCCGCAGCTTATTATCGAGATGTGGAGAAGCAATTTAGAAGGGCACAAAATAGGATAGAAAAGGATATTGAAAGGTGGTATCAACGATTAGCAGACAATCAAGGAATCGGTTATGCTGCTGCGAAAAGGCTATTAAATAAAAAAGAATTAGCAGAGTTTCAATGGACCTTAGAAGAATATATCAAAAAGGGAAAAGAAAATGCTGTTTCTTCAAGATGGTTGAAGGAATTAGAAAATGCCTCTGCAAAAGTACATATTACTCATTTGGAAGGAATGAAAACAGCGATTCAGCAATATAATGAAGTGCTATTCGCTCAATTAAAAGAAGGACTAACTGGACATTTAAGTAAGGTAGCACAAGAGAGCTTTTATCGAAATGCCTATGAGATAGCGAAAGGAACAGGAATAGGAAGAACTGTTCCTTATTTTGATTCCAAAAAACTAGAGATAATTTTGAATCAGACATGGGCAGCAGATGGAACAAAGTTCAGCGATAGAATATGGAAGAATAAACAGAAGCTAGTGGGGAAGCTACATACAGAATTAACACAAAGTATTATCCGAGGAGAAGCACCTGATAAAGCAATCCAAAGATTAGCAAAAGAGATGAAGGTAAGTGAAAAGCAGACAGGGAGATTAATTATGACAGAAACCGCCGCGATTTCGTCTGCTGCGGACTTAAAAAGTTATCAAGAGCTAGGGATTAAGAAGTATCAAATATTAGCAACATTAGATAATAAAACTTCTCTTATCTGTCAGGATATGGATCATAAGGTCTTTGATATAAAAGATTATCAAGTAGGAATGACCGCGCCGCCTTTTCATCCATGTTGTAGAACTACAACAATACCATACTTTGAAGATGAGTTTACCATAGGAGAACAGAGAGCAGCAAAGGATGAAGAAACAGGAAAGACCTATTATGTGCCTGCTGGTATGTCTTATCAGGAATGGAAAGAAAGTTTTATTGGAGATGAAATTAATAAAAAACAAATAATTTCAAAAATAAATAATGTCAGGGATGTTTGGACACGAAATAAACCACCTATTTCTCTACAGGATTTAGAAACAATGTATGGATATTCCATTTCAAAGACAATAAGTAAAGCTCCAATATTATTTGAACAGATAATTTTTGATAATATAGATAAGATTGTATTTGCAAAAACAAATGCAAGAGGACATGCAAGATATTCTATAAAATATGGAATTTTTATAAATCTTGATAAGGATTGTTTGGATAAAAGGGGTCAATGGACAGCTTTGTTTCACGAAATAGGTCATAATTTAGATGAAGTATATGGAAGACCTTCCGAATCAACCATGTTCATAAATGCCTTGAAAAATGATTTTTTTACTTTGACAAATAATTATATGATGATATATAATATGAATATAGAACAAACTTATGAAGACATATCTTGTTATTTGAGAAAAGGTTTAGATGAACAAGTACATATCATTTCAGATTTATTTGGCGCTTTGTCTGGTGGAAAATGTAAAGGAAAGTGGGGGCATAAAAAACAATATTGGGAATCAAGAGGAGATAAAGGAATCGGATCAGAAGCATTTGCACATTTTTTTAGTGCTTCTATCATTAATGATGAAATAAAATTAGAAAGTATTAAGGAAACATTTCCAACGGGTTATGAAGAATTTTTAAAAATGGTAGGTGATATGAGATGAAAGAGGAAGAAATCCACATTCCAGATTTCTTGAAAAAACCACGTAAAGAAAGAATGGAATTATCAAAATTTGATAAATTATTTGATGAATATGAAAAGAAATTTAATGATAATCCACCCACTGAACCATCTAGTTATTCAGAAGAAGAATGGTGTGAAATTTTGGAAGTGTGTATCGAAGAAAATGTAACCGTCGATGAATTATTTAGAGAATTATTTGAAGATGAATATGATTATGATGAAGATGATAGTGAGTGGTATTATTAAAGAATGAAAAAGCACCTTAGAGTGCTTTTTTTTATGCATGTTTATCAGGGGTAAGATATAAAATGAAGCATTTAATGGAATTGTCAAATAGAATTACCACATAAAAACGGTAAAGGAGATAGAAAGATGAAAAGGAAATTTTTAGAGGATTTCGGAATCGAAAAAGAAGCGATAGATAAAATCATGGCAGAAAATGAGAGTGATATAAATACCATAAAAGCAGAACAAGAAAGTCTAAAGAAACAATTAGAAGCAGTTCATCAACAGTTAGCCGAAAGGGATAGCCAGCTAGAAGAACTCAAAAAGAACTCTGGAGATAATACAGAGTTAAAGGCACAATTAGAAACTTTGCAAGCAGAAAATAAAGCAGCAAAGCAGAAGTATGAGCAGGATATGAAGAACTTAAAACTAGATACAGCTATCCAGTTAGCAATAGGAGAAACCGCACAGGATATGGATTTGGTAGCTGGATTAGTAGATAAATCAAAACTTATCTTATCGGAAGATGGAAAAGTAACAGGGATTGAAGAACAGCTAAAGACTTTAAAAGAAACAAAGTCTTTTTTATTTAAGCAGGAAATAAAGCAGCCTCAAATAAAAGGAAGTACACCCCTATCTGGAACAGGGACGCCTGCTGCCAAAAAACCATCAGAAATGACCTATAGCGAGTTATGCGCTTATCTGGAAGCAAACCCAGAAGCAAGCATAGAATAATCAAAAAAAGAAAGGATGAAGAGAAATGGCAAAATTTGATGAAAAAAGTTTTAATCCGCAAGCCTTTGGTGCTTATGTGGAGAGAATACCAAAAGTAAAAAGAAATGAGTTGATAAAATCTCGCGTTTTAAAAGGGAATGAACAGATAAGAAATACCTTTCAAACACAGACTGGTACAGCATATGCGGTTCTTCCTATGAAGGGATTGCTAGAAGGAGAGGCTCTAAATTATGATGGACAAACTGATATTACCAGCGAGGGTACGACCACTTTTGAGAGAGGTGTTGTGGTCTTTGGACGTTCTAAAGCATGGACAGAATCCGATTTCTCGACGGATATTACCGGCGGAGTGAATTTTATGGATAATGTAGCCGTACAAGTATCGGAATGGTGGGATGACACTTACCAAGATATTTTATTATGTGTATTGAAAGGTATTTTTTCTATGACAGGTGCAAAAAACTTAGAGTTTGTAAATACACATACTTTGGATATTACAGCCATAGGAGATGGCATGGTAGGACCTACGACATTAAATACTGCGGTTCAGAAAGCAGTCGGAGATAACAAGGCAAAATTTACTTTAGTCATCCTGCACTCTACGGTAGCGACCAATCTGGAAAACCTGCAATTATTACATTACTTAAAATATACCGATGCCAATGGAATACAAAGAGATTTAGCGATTGGCACTTGGAATGGCAGAACCGTACTGATAGACGATTCCATGCCAACAGAAGTGACAGAAGGGGCGGAAGGAACAGAGGCAACGACCACTTATACTACTTATGTATTAGGAGATGGAGCGATAGATTTTGAAAAATTAGGAGCAGATGTTCCGAACGAAATGAAACGTGACCCAGAAAAGAATGGAGGAATGACGACATTATATACGAGAGATAGAGCTTGTTATGCCCCTTATGGGATTTCTTATACAAAGAAAAATCAGAAAACCTTATCGCCTACCAATCAAGAGTTAGCAGATGGAACAAATTGGACTTTAGTAGATAATGGTCAGACAGGAGCAAAACAGAAAGTGATTTCCCATAAGTCCATTCCGATTGCCAGAATTATTTCTAAAGGTTAAAGAAAGAGGGAAGAACAGATGGAAAAGGACTTAGAAGAGTTTTTATCTGCTTTTGGATATGAGTGTGAAAAAGCGGATAGACCCTTTTTGACTTATGCGATTCAGAAAGCAGAACAAGGAATTTGTCATTTTTGTAATCTCACAAAGATACCAATAGAATTAAAAGAGGTCATGCTTTCTCGTGCCGCAGGAGAATTTTTATTATGGAAACAGAGTATGGGAAAGTTAGAACATATGAATGTTTCAGAAAGCGCCTTAAAGTCTATTCAGGTAGGAGATACGACCACTACATTTGCAGTCAAGGAGCAGGAGGAAAATAACATGGATCTTTATATTCAATATCTTTTACATAACGGAGAAGAAGAGTTATTCGCTTATAGGAGAATCGTATGGTAGAGCGAGGGATACAAAAAGCAAGAGCTGCAATTGAAAGCACTTATATAGGAAAATGTACGATATATGAATATAGAACCATCACAGACAAAAAAACGGGGATTTCTAGCAAAAGAGAGAGTTCCGTTTTAGAAGATCAGCCTTGTCGGTTGTCTTATCAAAAAATTATGACAACCGAATCAGTAGAAGGCGCACACGTGCCAGTACAGACAGTCAAATTATTTCTTGCGCCTGAAATTAAGATCTGCGCAGGAAGTAAAATCGTGGTAACGCAAAATGAAATCACGAAAGAATATGAAAGAAGTGGGGAAGCAGCGGTATATGCAACCCATCAAGAAATTTCTTTAGAACTTTTTAAGAACTATGCGTAGGTGATAAGATGGGAAGTTGGGGAACAGTAGAATTTGAATCGTTAAAAAAATTATCAAAAGATTTGGATGCGATACAAGCAAGCAAAGAAGAGGCTTGTATAAAAATAGTAAAAGAATTGGCGAGCCGGTTTTTAAGGAAAGTGAAACAAAGAACACCAAAAAGAACGCCAGATGCCTGTCCGCCCGGAGTGAAACCCGGAACGCTACAAAGAGGTTGGAGAGTAGGACCTATCGAGAAACAAGGAAGTGATTATGTAGTCACTATCTATAATCCGATTGAGTATGCTGATTATGTGGAATATGGGCATCGCACAAGGAATCATAAAGGATGGGTGCAAGGAAAGTTTTTTATGACAATATCAGAACAAGAACTACAAGAAGTTACCCCACAATTCATTCATAAAAAAGTAGAAGAATGGCTAAAGGAGGTTTTTTCATGATGAAAAAGACCTTAGAAGCCATCGCCATGCAGCTAAAAAGAGAGTTTGGAGAACATTATGAAATATGGATAGAAGAACAGGAACAAGACTTGAGAGAGCCTTGTTTTTTTGTGCAAACCATAGAAACGCATCAAGTAGCCAGACTGACAGGATATTACCAGCGTAGCCAGAGTTTTGATCTGATATATTTTCCAGAAACAAAGGCTACGTTTGAATTAACAGAAGTAGCGGAAAGGCTGTATTTTTGCATGGAATATATAGAACTCGATGGCATACCAGTAAGAGGAAGAAACCTGCATACAGAGATAGTAGAAGGAGTATTACATTTTATGGTGGAATATGAGATATGCCTAAAAGAAGGAAAAGAAAAAGAAGATAAGATGGAATATTTGAAACAGAAAGGAAGATTGAAATGAAAGAAAAAGAAGAAGTTTTTTCCCCGACAGAGGAAAAGAGAGAAATTACTTATCCAAAAGAGCAGATTTTATCTTCTCAAAAATATCGGGATAGAAAGGATCTGCTATCTGCTTTATTAGAAAAGGAGAAAGGTTATACATTGAAACAAGTGGAAGAAATCATGAAAAATTATAAAAAGAAGAAGGTGAATTAAATGGCATTAGGAGGAGGAAGTTATACCACACAAAATAAGGTTTTACCGGGAAGTTATCTTAATTTTATTTCAGCAGCAAGAACACAAGCCGCTCTATCGGATAGAGGAGTAGTTGCGATTCCTCTGGAAATGGACTGGGGAGCAGATGGAGAAGTATTAGAAGTGAACTTAGAAAGACTACAAAAGGACGCGAAAAAGTTATTTGGATACGCTTATACATCCGAAAAACTAAGAAATTTAAGAGAAGTATTTTGTCATGCAACACTTGTATATTGCTACCGGATAAATTGTGGAGAAATGGCAAGTAATACCTATGGAACAGCAAAATATAGTGGAATATTAGGAAATGAATTAAAAACGGTAATTACTGTGAATATAGAAGATAGTACGAAGTTTGAGGTAGTCACTTATTTTCAGGCAGATAAAGTAGATAGTCAAACCGTTTCTACTGCTGCCGAATTGATAGACAATGACTATGTGAATTTTAAAAAAGATGCGACATTGCAAGCGACGGCAGGAGAAGTATTTACAGGCGGAACAAATGGAGAAGTCACAGGGGAAGCACATCAAAGTTTTTTAGATAAAATAGAAAGTTATGCGTTTCATTGTCTTTGCTGCCCTTCTATGGATAAGACAACGAAATTGCTTTATCTTGCTTTTACAAAGAGAATGAGAGAAGAAATTGGAGCGAAGTTTCAGACGGTTGTTTATCGAGAAGAAGCTGATTATGAAGGTGCGATCAATGTAAAGAATAAAGTAGAAGATAAAACAGCAAGTGAGAGTTCTCTTGTATATTGGGTAGCAGGTGCAATCGCAGGTTGTGCGATTAATAAGAGTAATACAAACAAAATATATGATGGAGAATATTCCATCTATACAGATTTTCGGCAAGAAGAGCTAAAAACGGCATTACAAAACGGCGAATTTGTGTTTCATAAAGTTGGACAGGAAGTAAAAGTATTATCGGATATTAATAGCCTTATCAGCTTTACCAATGAAAAAAGCGAGGATTTTCAAAGTAATCAGACGGTTCGAGTATTGGATCAGATAGCGACGGATATAGCCAGCTTATTTCATAAAAAATATTTAGGAAAAATACAAAACAATGCAAGCGGCAGAGCCTCTTTCTTGGTTGATTTGATCACTTATTATAAAGAATTAGAAAATCAGCAAGCAATCGAAGGCTTTGAAAGAGAAGATATTGCGGTTGAAAAAGGAAACGATAAGAAATCCATTGTGATTTATGGTGCAGTGACACCAGTAAATTGTATGGAGAAATTATATATGACAGTCGTGGTTGCTTAGAAAGAAAGGAAGAAAAGATATGATCTATATGAACGCACAAGAAGCGCCCGCAGCTAATCAAGCGGAGTGTTATGTAACCATAAATGGACAGATGCATCGGGCGATTTACGCCAAAGATTTTGAAGCGAAGATGAATGTGACATCAAAAGAAGTGCCTTCTTTGGGGCGAAATATGAAAGGTAGAAAAGTAACAGGTGGAGAACTGAAATTTACCATGACGATCTATAAAGCCACAGAAGTCTTTATTGATATAGTAGAAGAATATAAGAATACAGGGTTTATGCCTACCTTCGATATTCAGGTAACAAATGAAGATAAAGTGACCAGCATCGGGAGAAGTACAAAGATTTATAAGGATTGTGTGATAGATGGAGATTTAATTTTATCTGCTTTTGATGCAGCAGGAGATTTTATAGAACAAAAAATAGAAGGCTACTGTAATGATTTTGAAAGCCCTGAAAAATATAGTGATTTACCGGGAATGTTTTAAATAGGAGGAGAAAAAGATGAGTGGATTAAATGCTTTTTTTAAAAAGAATAAGAAGGAAAGAGCAACGGTAAAATATGCAGCAAGTAAAGATTTTGTAGATGAAGAAGGAAAGGTAATCGAATGGGAGATAAGACCTTTAAAGTCGAAAGAAGCAGATCGAATCAGAGAAGAGTGTACTTCTATCGAGGCAAAAGGAAAAAAGGTAGCGGTAGATAATGGAAAATTTAATCGTATGGTAGCAGCAGCTTGTACGGTATTTCCCGATCTAAAAAACGCAGAGTTGCAGGAAAGTTATGGCGTTTTAGGAGCAGATAATTTGATACAGGAATTATTAGATCAGGATGGAGAATATCAGCAATATTGTAAGAAAGTATTGGAAATTAGCGGATATGAAGTGAATGATGGGGGATTGGTAGAAGAAGCAAAAAACTAATTAAAGAAGGCGATAGTGATGCCGTATGTTATCATTATTGCCTTCATAAATTTCATTGGACACCGAAAAAGTATCGAAAATTAGGAAAAAAAGATAAGGCACTTATACTTGCGTCCATACAAGTAAAAGTGGAACAGGAAAAAGAAGAAAAAGAAAAAGCAGAAAGAGAAGCGAAGAGAGGAAAAAGATAATGAAACAAATTTTAATGATGCAAAGGGGCGTTTGAGAAATCAAGCGCTTTTTCTTTGATCCGAAAGGAGAGAATATCATGTATGAGTTTTATTTAGATAAAATTCTGCTGCCAGTCAACCCCAAAAAGTTATCCATGAAAATTAAAAATCAAAATAAAACAATCACTCTTCTTAATGATTATGAAATGTCTATTTTAAAACCAGCAGGTCTAACGGAAATAAATTTTGACTGTTTATTTCCAAATGTATCTTATCCTTTTGCGAGATATTTAAACGGTTTCCAGAACGCAAGTTATTATCTTAAATTTTTAAAGGAATTAAAAAACAGTCAAAAACCATTTCAATTCCTTATCAATCGTACTCTTCCGAATGGTTCTTTGTTATTTAACACAAATTTAAAAGTATCCCTAGAAGATTATACGCAAACAGAAGACGCTTCCGAGGGATTTGATGTGACCGTATCTGTGAAATTAAAGAAATATGTCGAGTTTAAAACAAAAAAGATAGAATTAAAATCTGGAGAAGATGGCACAGAAATAAAAGAAGAAAGTCAGAGAGAAACGACAAACGCTCCTAGCGCAAGTGACTATATCGTAAAGAAGGGGGATTGCCTTTGGAATATCGCTAGACATTTTTATGATGATGCAAGCTACTGGAAAAAAATTTATAAAGCAAATCAAGATAAGATCAAAAATCCAAACTTGATTTATCCGGGACAGGTTCTGATTCTGCCAGCAAAGGAGGGATGACATGGAGATTCAACTTTTTTTGGATAGCAGTCAAGGAGATATTGCCTATGAAGCAGTGGTAGTAGGAGAAATAGAATGGAGTATCGAACGGGCAGGTGTTCCGGGGAAACTTTCTTTTTCAGTAGTGCAAGATGAAGTTTTGCAAATAGAGGAAGGAAATGCGGTGAGAGTGGTAGCAGATGGAGAAAATATCTTTTTTGGCTATATTTTTACGATAAAGCGGGATAAAAACAAAAAGGTATCTATCACCGCATATGACCAGTTAAGATACTTAAATAACAAAGATAGTTGCCTTTATGAAAACGAAACAGCTTCTAGCCTGCTTACAAAGATAGCACAAGATTATCAATTAAAAATAGGAAAAATAGAAGATACTCACTTTATCCTTCCACAAAAATCAGAAACAAATCTTTCCTTATTTGATATTATCCAAAATGCTTTAGATCAGACGTTACTAGGAACAGGAATCTTATATTGCCTTTATGATGATTTTGGTTCTCTTATGTTAAGAAAACTAGAAGACTGGAAAATTCCTATTCTGATAGAGAAAGAAACTTCACAAGATTTTGAATACACGAGTTCTATTGATACCGATGTTTATAATCAGATAAAACTCACTTATGATAATGGAGAAACAGGAACAAGAGAAGTCTATCTGACTAAAAATAGTGAAGATATTCAGCGCTGGGGTGTGTTACAATATTATGATACCATAGAGGAGCAGGAAAATGGACAAGAAAAAGCAGATAAGTTATTAGAGCTTTATGACACAAAATTAAAAACTATCAAGATAAAGGGGGCGTTCGGAGATTTTCGAGTTAGAGCAGGAGCATCGGTAATCGTATCTCTGGACTTGACAGACACAAAATTAGAAAACTATATGCTCTGTGAGAAAGTCACACATAAGTTTAGCAACAGTCAACATACGATGGATCTGACGCTAAAAGGAAGAGGTGAGTTCTATGGCTGATACAAGTGTACTCTTAAATCTTATTAAGAAGACAGCAATCGAAGTGATGAATACCGCACAACCTTGTACTTTACAATATGGGACAGTAAAGTCTATTCATCCTTTGCAGATAGCATTAGATGAGAATGGAAAAATAGTGCTGACAGAAAGTTTTCTAGTCCTAACAAAAAATGTAAAGGATCAGGAAGCGACAGCAGAGATAGAAGGAGAAGAAAAGACCATAAAAATAAAAAATGGACTAGAAGCAGAAGACAGAGTTTTATTATTACGGATGCAGGGAGGAAGCCAATATATTGTGTTAGATAAATCATAAAAAGGAAAAGAAAAAGATGATACCAAATAGTAGAAAAGAGTTTGGACAAACATTTATCCGTACAGAAGAAACCAGCCATACTTACCATATGAATGAAACAGAAGCCAGTATTGTTGGAGAATGTGATGGAATGGATGCTGTCATTCAAGCCGCGGATAAGATTTTAAGTACAGAAAGATACCAGTATGCTATTTATAGTTGGAATTATGGGATAGAATTGGCTGATTTGGTCGGTATGCCTCTTTCTTATTGCATGGCAGAATTAGAAAGAAGGATAAAAGAAGCACTTCTTATGGATGATCGGATAAAAGAAGTCAAAGATTTTACGTTTCAGCAAATGGGGAAACGGAGTTTAGAAGTGAAATTTACCATCATCAGTACAAAAGGAGCAGCAGAAATGGAAAAGGAGATGGATCTATAAGTGTTTGAAACTAGAACCTATGAATACCTCATGAAAAAATGTTTAGAAAGAGTGCCAAATAATGTAGATAAAAGGGAAGGAAGTATTATCTATGATGCTCTTTCGGCAAGTGTAGCAGAATTAGCACAACTATATATAGAAATAGATTGGACACTAGATCAATGTTTTGCAGATACCGCAGAAAGAGAATATCTGATTCGTAGAGCAAAAGAGAGAGGGCTAGAACCATACCAAGCAACCTATGCTGTTTTAAAAGGAGAATTTGATATAGAAATTCCGTTAAATGCTCGCTTTCGTTTAGGAGAATATAACTATCAAGCAATAGAAATCATAGACGATTCTGCTCATACTTATAAAATGCAATGTGAAACAATAGGACAAGAGGGAAATCGACATTTTGGAAAGCTAATTCCTGTTGAACCAATAAAAAATTTAAAGAAGGCAGAATTAACAGAATTACTTATTCCTGCACAGGAGGAGGAACTTACAGAAGCCTTTCGAGAGAGATATTTTAATTCTTATCATACAAAGGCTTTTGGAGGAAATAAAGCAGACTATAGAGAAAAGATAAAAGGAATAGCAGGGGTAGGAGGATGTAAAATTAGAAGAGCAACCAATCGAGAAGGAGAACCACAAGGGGGACAGGTAACCGTTATTATCATTAATAGTGAATACCAAGCCCCTAGTAAGGAACTAATAAGATTGGTACAGGATATCATAGATCCAGAAGTATCACAAGGAGAAGGAGATGGATTAGCGCCAGTTGGACATGAAGTACATATTTTTCCAGTGGAAGAAGTGCAGATCAAGATAGAAACAAATATCAAATATCGCACAGGATACACATTTTTAGGTTTAAAAAGCTATATCGAGAAAGTGATAGAGGAGTATTTATTAGAATTAAATAAAAATTGGGAGAATACAGATTCTATTATCATAAGAATATCGCAGATAGAGGCAAGAATATTACAGATAGAGGGAATAGAAGATATTTCCGAAACAAAAATAAATGGAATAGAAAGTAATTTCGTATTAGAAGGAAGCCAGATAGGAAAAAGAGGTGAGGTGATTGGATAGAAAACTAATGGATTATCTGCCACCTTTTTTGCAAGAATACAAAGAATTAAAAATAATAAATCATACCGAGCAAGAGGAAATAGAACAAGCGTGGGAAGCAGCAGAGAAATTATTAAAAGAGCCTTTTCTTCTATCTGCCTCTACTTATGGAATCAGCAGGATAGAAAAAATATTAAAAATGCAAGCCTTAGATACCGATGATCTAGAAACCAGAATGTTTCGTGTGTTACTAAAATTAAATGAAGTTTTACCCTATACTTATCGGACAATCAAAAGACATTTAGATGAAATATGTAAAGAAGCAGAGTATGAATTACAAGTACATCCAAATGAATTTACGATAGACGCCATTTTTGAGATAGAAGAAAGAAAAAAGCTAGTAGAATTAAGGAGATATTTAGATGAGGTATTGCCCGCAAATTTAGTTATCTTTTTTGCAAAAAGAAGCAGATTAAAATTTGCTGTACCAGTTCTATATAAAAATATCCTTAAGATGAGAAGTGAATTTTATCCAAGGGCGAATATAGAATATTTAAAATACAATGGAACAGCAAAATATAATGGGAGCGTTCGATATAGTAAATATAAAACCAAGAAAAAAATAGAGTTGTATCCCATACAACTTTTGATAAAGTCTGAGGAAAAGCCTCGGATATTTTTTTACCCTCAATTACAGATGAAGCATAGGTTTCCATCTTCCATTCAGATAGAAAACAAAATAAGCTATCAAAAAGAGGTTGCAATAGAGGAAAAAATAAAAACGGGCATCACCATTACAAAGGAAAATGTGGTACTTCCAAAATATGAGGTGAAATTGAAGATTGGGAAACATCCGAATAGATATAATGGTACAGTGAAATATGATGGAACAAGTCGTTACTATGTAGAAAAAGAAGAAATCTTATAAAAGGAGTGAGGATATGTCAAATACCGCTATGACCGTGAAAGGAAGAGAAAAACTTTGTAAAGCTCACGCAGGAGAGATCACATTGCCCAAAATAAAATGGATTGCGTTTGGAACAGGGGGAGTAGACGAAAATCGGCAGCCGCTACCTGTCACAGGAGAAGAAGTAGAATTAAAAGAAGAACAATATCGGATGGAGTTAGACCATAGTTTCCCCATTCCTACCACATGTGAATATGTATGCACATTGAACAAAGAGGATTTACCAAATCTTTATTTATCCGAGATGGGACTTTTTGATGAGGAAGGGGAATTAGTGATGTATAGTACGTTTCTGGAAAAGGGAAAAGATGAGGATATGACGTTTCATTTTCAAACACAAGAAATTTTTTAAGGAAGAGGGGAGCAGGATGAAACATTTAGAGATTTTAAATCCACCACGATTTTCAGAAGAAATTTATAAAGTGGAAGAAGAAGAATTTATTACCGCAGAAATTGAGAATGGGATAAAAAGAAAACTGCTCAATAATGATGTATTTCTAAAACATTTAATAGAAACACTGGAAGAAAAATGGACAAAAGCAGGGATGTTGACAGAAGCTCTGGAACATACTTCTATCAATGAAACTTTTACTTTTGAAGATTTAATATCAAAAAAAGAAATAACATTTTTTACAAATTGGACGGATGATACCCATTTCCCAAATCAAACAGGAAGTGGGATGTTAATACCGGGGTTTGATACCCGAAGTAAAATGATTTTATATTCAGCTATTCCTAATCCAACTTTTCGGCAATATCATCACACTTATATTGCGTATGTGTTTGTCGCAGAAGAAGGAGATGAGGTAGAAACGGAAGTGGAATGGAAACGACTGATGACCCATGATGAGGTAAGTAATCCTAATATATTGATTAATTCAAATTTTAGTATTAATCAAAGAGATGGCTATATTATAAAAATAGGCTGTAAAGTATATAATGAACCAGCTTTAACAACAGATGTTAGTAATCTAGGTTTGTCCAATCAGTGCCGCATGGTTACATACAAAACTGATACTTATGCCGCATTTTTAGGAGATAACGGTTATACTTATTATGTTAATATTTGTGATATAGAAAAAGGTTATACAGGAGGGGGTAGTTATACCGTTGATAGATGGAGATTTAACTCTGAGCTAGATGCTAATATTTTAAAAGTGTTTGATAACTATATTACCTTAATCAATAAAAAACAGGATAAATATGCTCAAATTCTTCAATTAGTTACAAACTGTAAGTATTATTCTGGAAAGACGTTAACCTTTTCCGCAAAAATAAGAGTTTCAGTAGGGACGAAAGCCTATTTACAAATGAGTAGTAATAATAAGAACCATGCTTATTCCTTTATCGGTAATGGAGAATGGAACATAGTATCTACTAAAGTAACACTTCCTGAAGATATAACAAGATTTTATGCAGGAATAGGCATATGGGAAAGTAGTTCTGGAAGTATAGATATGCAATGGGCAAAATTAGAAGAAGGTGATATTGCGACACCTTTTGTACCTCCTCATAAATCAGAAGAGCTTTTAAAATGCAAATATTATTATCAAGAAATTTGCAGTATAAAGAATCCAAACGTATACACCTCAAATGGATTATATTGTAATATTGATTTTTCAGAAATGCGGATTATGCCTACGGCTTATTTTAAAAATTCCATTTTTAATAAAATGGGGTATACTCGTATTGGAAATTCTGGGGGAAATTTAATAGATGGATTTACCTTCTCTATCAAATGCGAAATAGGAAATGAAGCGAAGTTTAATTTGGCGGTTATTGCAACAAAGGACAATCATGGTCTTAATAGTACAAATAGTAATGTATCCGTAGGAAAATTAAATCCGGCGTGTTTAGATGCAGAAGAGTATTAAATTAGGAGGGATAATTCATGTATTCAGTTTATGCTAGAACAAATGATCAAAGAATGGTAACACACATCTTTTCGGATATGTTCGAGAAACCAAAACCCTCTGATATTCTAATTAAATCAGGAGATGGGGAAGATTGTATCCATGTATTTTGTGAGAGGGGGGGGGTAAATCTATATACTTATGACAATCTGCTACAATATAAAATAGAAAATGGAGAAATGATAAAACGAAGTGAAAAGGAGTTAGAAGAAGAACGTGAAAAAATTTTTATCAACAATAAAGATGTTATTGGAAACATAAAAAATCTTGAAACAGAAAATAAAGAAAACATTGTTGAAGCAATTAATGAGGTTAATGTGAATAATGATAATCTCTTTTCAGATTTATTAAATTCTGGACTTTTATCAGAATGTATTCATGATACTGGAATAAGAGGTGATTTCACTTTTGATGATTTAATACACAGAAAGGAAGTAACTTTCTTTACAAATTGGACAGATCACACTAATTTTCCAGAATTATTTGGAAGTGGTGTATTTATGCCGTGTGGAGATAATAGGTGCAATAATATCATATATGTGACTTCACCTTTACCAATACATACTCATTTTCCAAGAAAAATTTTTGTTGGTCATGTTTTTACAGATAGACCAAATGAAATTATTACAGAAGGATTAACAGAATCTTCCATAGTTTGGAAAGAGATTATGACGAATGATGAAGTGAGTAATCCTAACCTTTTAATTAATTCTAATTTTAGGATTAATCAAAGAGGATTAAATAAATATCAAGGAAATAATATATATAGTGTTGACAGATGGATAATATGGAACGCGGTATTATCCACATGTAACAATGGAATTAATATTGTTCTGGATAATCCATCCTCCAGTTATTATGAACTTAGACAATACATAGAAATAGATTTTAACTATATATCAGGAAAAACTTTAGTCGCTTCTTTATGCATAGATGGAATGATTTATTTCCGTATTTATGAACTTCCATCCAGATTAAATGAATTATTTGTCAGTGATAAAATACTATTTGATAATTTTTATTTAAGATTAGAAATAAGACCTGATCATAACAACATACTTTGTTTTCAGATATATAATCATGGAACACAATCTCACATAATAAATTGGGCAAAATTAGAAATTGGTTCTGTTGTCACTCCTTTTGCTCTACCTGATAAGGTAACAGAATTATTAAAATGTAAGAGATATTATCAAAAAATCGGAGCATTTCCACAAGCCTCTTTGATGTTGAACATGCTTTCCTGCACGTCTGGAACACCAAAACAGTATCTTACTTTTAATGGAGAAATGGATTGTGAAATGAGAACCATTCCAACGATTGAGTTATATGGTACACCAAATAGTGATGGAGATACAGGTTATTCCGTTACAAATGTAGACGGTAGTTCTCCTGATAGGACAAGAGCTTGGAGCTATTCTGCATTTTGTAAAACAAATAAAACGTTTGGAATAACCGTTTATAATGAAGAAAGCGAGAATAAACGATTTGATAGAACTATCTTTCCCATGTTAAATTTAACTTTTTATAGGAATAGCGGTGTAAAATTGGATGCAGAAATATATCCAGAATAAAAGGAATAGGAGGTAAAATACATGAATCAAGTATATGCAAGAACAAGAGAAGATGGTGTCGTCACATACATTTTTTCTGATATGTTTGAAAATCCGAAAAAAACAGATATACTTTTGAAATCAGGAGATGGAGAAGAGTTTATTCATATAGCTGAGGGGGGGGGTAAATCTATATACTTACGATAACCTGCTACAATATAAAATCGAGAATGGAGAAATGATAAAACGGAGTACCGAAGAACTAGAGAGAGAACGGGTTAATCTATTACAGAAGCAATTAGAACAAGAAAAAGAAAAGAATTATCAAGCCGTAACCACTGTTTTAAGACAAACTGTCTGTAATCCGAATCTGGTTATAAACCCAAACTTTTCTGTTAATCAGAGGGATGGCTATGTAGTAAAAGAAGGAGCAACGGTCTATTTTGATACGGAGTTTACACAAGCGGCAAATACAAGTGTTCCTGCTGGATATAAAGTAGAAGAAATCCATAAAGATTACGCTACCTTGAAGACAAAGAAAGCTCCTGTAGAGAGTATTCTTTATGCAAAGATAGAAGATATAGAAAAAGGATATGCGAAAGATTCGTCTAGTTGGTCAGAAAAACAATATACATTTGATAGGTGGTTTCTTCGTGGATATGCAACTTTAATAGACAAAGAGAATGGGATATTATTTCAAAAACTATCAGAAGAAAATCAAGGATATGCTTTATTAGGGACGATTATAGATGATGTAAAAGATCTAAAAGGAAAAGCATTAACAGTAACGTTATGTATAAATAATACGATTGTTTCAGCAACAGTAGAGGAAGGCTGGTCATTTGAAGAAGGAGAACACACTTTAACCTATATTCAAGGATTTGACAATTTTAGAGGGATAGCGAGTTTGATTGCAAATGGAGCAGGTTATTTGGAAATAAGAATATATCTTGCAAATGGATTACCAATAAATACCAGCTGTATGGTACATTGGGCAAAATTAGAATTAGGAAAGATAGCAACGAAATTTGAACCACCCGAACGAGTAACCGAGTTAGTGAAATGCAACTATTATTATCAAGAAATCGAAACCATAAGCAATGTACATATAGTAACAAAGGATAAAATGATAGCTTTTGTTCCGTATGCTTCTATGAGAACCGTACCTAGTTTATCCTTTAAAACGAATTATTTTAATACTTATAATGATGGGGTTTGTGTAACAGATGCAACAACAGGGAATCGGATAGAAGGTTTTACTTTTAAACTAAATAATAGTAAAAATATAGATTGTATATCTGTGAATATAGAAAAAGCAAATCATAGTTTAGATAAAACAACTTGTTTTTTCATGGCAGGAAGAAGAAACAAGATTTGTTTAAGTGCAGAAAATAAATAGGAAAAAGAAAGGAGAAAAAAAGAGATGGATAATCCAATTACAAGAGCGGAACATGAGGAATTTCGGAATTGGGTAGAAACAGAAAAGAAGCGACTGGAAGATGAAGATGAACGTCAAAATAATCGCTTAAAATTGCTAGAAGAGGATGTGCGTCAAATCAGCGTGTTGACTACCGCAGTAGAAAAGCTTGCTATGAGCATAGAAAGCATGGTAAAAGAGCAAGCAAGTCAAGGAAAACGATTAGAAGAATTGGAAAACAGGGATGGAGAGATGTGGCGGAAAGTAACTGGCTACCTAATTACCGCTGTCATTGGGATTGTGATAGGATTTATTTTTAAACAAATCGGCATGTAAAGAAAAAGGAGGATGAATATGGATTTATCATGGATTAACAATTATTACATACCAGTGGTATTACTTGCATGTCTATGCGTAGGATATTGTATCAAACATATCATATGGTTAGAAAAAATAAGTAACGAATATATTCCAACCATGATGTTGTTACTAGGGGCGATATTAGCTTGTCTTGCAGAGCAAAGGATTTCTTTGAATATCATCGTTGCTGGTATGGTAACGGGATTAGCAAGTACGGGATTACATCAGATATTTAAACAGATGATAGAACAGAAAGAAAAATAGATTGAGAAAAATAGAATAATATGGTATAGTTAGTACAAGGGAATATCGTGTACAGGGTAGAAGCCTCCCATACTTATGAACCGGTTCGCCGGAATACATAGGAAGGGAGGTGCGTAATATGACAGCATTTGAGATCATCTCAATTTTCATTGGAATACTAACACTGTTAGCAACCTTTGGTAGCTTACTTATTGCGTTTCTTGCCTTTCTCGACAAGAGAAATAAAAGAAAATAAAAAATGCCTACCCTGTCAGCGAAACAGGATAGGCGCGTCCTCACGTAGGACGTAAAACCATCTCGAGGCTTCCACCTTGTGGGCGGTATTCCCTTTACCTGTAATATAACACAAAATAAAATAAGTTGCAAGGAAAATTTGAACGTCTGGAAGCAGGCGTTTTTTGTTTGCTCAAAAATAAGGAGGAGTGTTCTATGGGAACAACCGTAAAAAAAATTTTAGAAATCGCAAGGAAAGAAATCGGAGTAACAGAGTATCCAGCAAACTCAAATAAAGTAAAATATAATACTGCCTATTATGGAAGAGAAGTGTTTGGAGCAGCGTATCCTTGGTGTTGCGCGTTCATTTGGTGGCTTTTTCAGCAAGCAGGAGCAAAAGAATTGTTTTTTAATGGAGGTAAAACAGCTTCCTGTACTACTTTAATGAATTATTATAAGAATAAAAATCAATTTAAAATTTCTCATCCACAGGCAGGAGATTTAGTATTTTTCAATTTTGATAAAAATGCAGCAGACGCAGAGCACATTGGGATTGTAGAGAGCGTAAATGGAGGAATTGTGATCACGATAGAGGGGAACACAGGGACAACGAATGACGCCAATGGGGGAGCGGTGATGAGGAGGGAAAGAAGAACCTCTGTTATATTAGGATATGCTACGCCTGCTTATGAGGAGGAAAAGGTAGGATGGATACAAGAAGGAAAGCATTGGTGGTATTGTCATGCGGATGGAAGTTATACAAGAGATGATTGGGAGCAGATAGATGGTAAGTGGTATTATTTTGACGCAGATGGATGGATGGTAACAGGATGGCTAAAGAAAGATGATAAGTGGTATTATCTGAAATCAGATGGTAGCATGGCAGAAAATGAAATGATAGTAGTGCCATCGAAAGAACATGGGCAAGAAGTCTATTGTTTTGGTGATGATGGACATCTGTTAAAGAGCAATGGAAGAGGGGCGTTAGTATAAAAGTTTGATGATTTGAAGACATTTTCGTTAATAGGGCGGAAAAAATTTGAAATATTTTTGAAAAAACTCTTGACATTCTTGTACGGACTGATATAATATAAGTGTACGGACAAGAACGGAGGTGAAAAAATGTCCCCTAGACCCAAATTGGACAATGCTAAAAGAAAAAGGTTTGAAATTCGTTTAAATGATGAAATGTCAGAAATATTAGAGGAATGTTCTGAAAAACTTGATATTACAAAAACAGAAGTAATAAATAAAGGTATTCTTATGGTAAAGTCCGATATAGATAAAAAAAAGGAGTAGTTGTTTGCCCTACCAAGACTAGACAACTACTCAAACCTGATACGAAAATATCGTAAATCTATTATACCTTATTTTTCGTATCGTGGCAAGCAGAAAATGGACATTGAAAACAGAAAAAGAAAGGTAAGGTATGATTTATGAGAAATGAAGTAAAAACATTTGAAAATGAAAAATTAAATTTGCAGGTTAGAACAATTACAAATGAAGATGGAAGTATATCTGTGAGTGCAGAAGATACAGCAGTTGGTTTTGGATGGTATAAAACAGAAATTAAAAATGGAAAGAAATATATTTCTATTCGCTGGGAAAGAGTAAATAGTTTTAGTGCAGAATGTGGTTTCGACCATTTGTGGGCGAAAGATGATTATATTCCAGAAAGCTTATTTTATATGTTAGGTATGAAAGCAAATAATGAAAAGGCAGTAAAATTTCAGAAATGGATCGCGTTTGAAGTACTTCCATCCCTTCGCAAAACCGGCACATACAGTGTTAATACTATATATCAATATCCCGTTACGCCAGCAGCAGGAGCAGCAGCGGCAGAGTTGGGAAGAGTAACTGTAAAAATTATGAAAATGCAAGGTTCAGCACCTCATGAAATTGCGGCAGTCTTCAAGATGGAATGTGAACAACTAGGAATAGAATTACCTGCAGATTTCGTGAAAATCCCCGCGTATGAACAATTATCTTTTAATGAGATAATCACAAGATAGGAGGGGATAGATATGGACGTGAAATTATTAAATTTAAGTGAGTTACTCTACCAAATCCAAGATATGCAGGCAAAGATAAACCTTCAAATCACAGACCTAAAACAAGATTACTTTTGCTACACAGAACCAAACGTAGGACTTTATGAGAGAGCCAAGCTAAATTGTAGCATAGCAGAGGATTACAGCAATAACATTGCTTATGCGATAGATGAAGCGAGAGAAGCAATCGAAGAGCTTATCAAAGAAAGTGCAGACAGGCAGAAGGGTGGGGCAGCATGAGTAAAGAGGAATATAAAAAAAGTATTATGATGTTAGTGGATAAATTAGAAAATAAAGAAAAATTAAAGAAGATATATACTTTTGCAAAAGTGTGGTGCGAGTGGGAAGAAGTAGATAAAAATAAGAAATAAAGTTCTGTCGATCCCTGATAGTGTAAAAAACTAGGGGGATCGACAAAGGCAGGAAAGAACAGAGAAAAGTAAAAAAATAGCTTGACTTTTATGGAAAATGTTGTAAGATAGAGGTAGATGAGAAAGAGGTAGACAAAAGAGGCTGATAAAAGACAGGAACTATAAAGGCTAGAAGGAAGATAGATTTGAATTTAACCATATTGGAATGTAAATTAATTCTTTTCATCCAACAGCCGATTAAATCTCTCCAATTTGAATTTAACCATATTGGAATGTAAATACTTGCAGAGGTTTACGGAACAGCAGCAGACAATAATTTGAATTTAACCATATTGGAATGTAAATATTTCACACCCGAGTGGTTCATTTATGCTCTCGTGATTTGAATTTAACCATATTGGAATGTAAATATGGATTGATTGAGCGGTTCCTTGAAGATTTGGGATTTGAATTTAACCATATTGGAATGTAAATACAGTTTGATGGTTCGTAATTTCCGTTCACGTCTATATTTGAATTTAACCATATTGGAATGTAAATAAATCATTGATGTAAATGAAAAATGGGAAGGGCGTTATTTGAATTTAACCATATTGGAATGTAAATCCTGACATTTCCAGACTGATTAGGCGTAAATCCAATTTGAATTTAACCATATTGGAATGTAAATGAATTAAGAGATACAAAGAATACTCTTTCTGGCGAATTTGAATTTAACCATATTGGAATGTAAATGAAAGAAGAGAAGGGTGCTTATTGAATGAGTGCCCATTTGAATTTAACCATATTGGAATGTAAATTATTAGAATGTAAATGATTAAGATATAAATATGTGAGAAGATAAATTAAAAAATAAAAAGGACATCTAAATATAGATGTTCTTTTTTTGCGCCAAAAAAAGGAGAGTGATAAAATGGGAGGAATATCTAGTACAATACGATTAACAGACGCTATGACGCCAGTGCTGACAAATATTGCAAGTGCTTTACATATGACACTTAACGCATTTGAAGCTATGCAGGCAGCGGCAAGCGCAAATATGGATACGACATCTTTTGACGCGGCAAAAGCGTCTATACAAGAAGCAGATATTGCATTAGCAAATTATAAAGAGAGATTAAATCAATTAAATAATCAACCACCTGTTCCTCCAGTACCGCCGCAACCGCCTGTCCCACAGTGGGAAAATTTGAATACGTCACAGATTTTTACAAATTCGGGAGCAGAAAGATTTACAGAGGAAATCAATGCGGCTAACTCGGCAATACGGCAGGTATTACAATCACAACAGCAAATAAGTACACAAGCGGCAAGCGTAAATATTATTCCAACGTCTGCGTTAAATGATTTTAACAACGTGGAAGAAAAGTTTCATTTGTTGCAATCTACTATACGAGAAATAGAGAATATTCCTCTCTATATGCGCACAGATGGTATAAATAATCAAATAGAAAGTATCAGACAGCAAATGCAGGGTGTTGGAGTATTGCAGAACCAAATAAGCAGTTCTATTATTAATATGGATACAGCAGGAGCAAATGCTTCTTTGCAGCAACTTAATGACGCGATGGATAGCATAATGAGAAGTGTAAGGAATATTAATGCACAGCAAATAACGCCACTGTGGCAGTCAACAAGTGATGTGCCTGTTTTTCAGAATACAGGTTCAGCACGCTTTCAAGCGGAAATTAATGCAGCAAATACAGCAATGCAAAAGATGTTACAAGTACAAGAGCAAGTTAGGGCTAGTAGTGCTAATATGAGAATATTGCCGCCTGCGGCGCAACAAGACATTACAAATATGGGGAATAGGGTACAGCAACTTGCGCAGAAGATACAGCAGATTAATAGAATACCAGTCAGCATGAGAACAGAGGCGCTGAATAATCAAGTAGAGAATTTAAGAGGGCAATTCGCACAAGCAACACAATCCATGCAAGCGTTAAATGCGGCTATGCAACAAGGGGATTTAAGCGCAGCAAATGCAGCGGCTCAACAGTTAAATAATACGCTTAGCACAGCGGAGAGGAATATAAGGGATAATATTAATGCGCAAAATAACTTTAATCAGTCGGTGAAACAGGGAACGGCAGCGGCAAGCGGATTAGAGAGCATGATAAAGAGGTATGGAGCAGCAATTTTGAGTTTTGCAGGAGTAAAGAAAGTACTGAATTTGACGGATACATTGACACAAACAAACGCGCGTATCGCGATGATGGTGGGAGGTTATGATCAGGTAGCAGATGTGCAAGATAAAGTATTTGAAGCAGCGCAAAGGGCGCGAGGCGATTATCAAGCTATGCTTGATATGATTGGAAAATTTGGTTTGAGAGCGAAAGCGGCGTTCCCCGACACGAACGAAACAATTCAGTTTGCGGAAAATTTGAACAAGATGTACGCAATCGCAGGAGCGACACAAATGGAGCAAGCAAGTGCAACGTTGCAATTGACTCAGGCACTCGGTTCTGGGGTATTGCGAGGGCAGGAATTGAACGCAGTGTTTAATGCTGCGCCAAACGTAATCCAGACGATAGCGGATTACTTGAACGTAGATATTGGAAAAATTAGGGAGATGGCAGCAGAAGGGGAAATTACAGCAAGCGTTGTAAAAAATGCGTTGTTATCAGCGACAGAAAGTATTGATAAGCAATTTAAACAGATGCCTGTCACATTTTCACAAGTGATGACAAGTATCGCTAATCAGGCATTGATGGAGTTTCAGCCAGTGATAACGCGAATTAGTGAAATTACATCAAGCGATAGATTTCAATCAATGGTGAATGGGACTATAAATGGATTGACCACTTTAGCGAGTGTGGCTACAGAGGCATTTGATATATTAAGCACGGGAGCGGCGTTTGTTTATGATAATTGGAATGTGATTGAGCCAGTTGTGTTGGGAGTGGTAGCGGCATTTGTATTGTATACAGCAGCAGTGACAGCGCATAATACGACATTAGTAATACATAATGCGCTAGAAAAGTTAGCAACTTTTCAAGAAACTGTTCACGCTGCCGCGACAGCAAGGCAGTCAGGAGCAACATTTGCCGCGACAGCAGCTCAGCATGGATTTAATGCTGCACTGATGGCGTGTCCACTTACATGGATAATTATTATAATCATAGCTATTATATCTATATTTTATGCGCTTATCGCAGTAATTAATAGAGTAACAGGAGATAGTATAAGCGCAACAGGACTTATTGTAGGAGCGCTATCAGTTGCACTCGCAGCTATCGGAAATTTACTTTTAGCATTAGCGGAATTAGTACTAGGTGTTGTTAATTTCCTCGTTAATCCATTTCTAAATTTTGCAAATTTTATTGGGAATTTGTTTGTTGATCCAGTTTCTGCGGTGATTTATCTGTTTCAAGGAATGGCAGATAGTGTACTAGGAATATTGGAAACAATCGCGTCTGCGCTAGATTTCGTGATCGGAACTGACATGGCTGGAGCGGTAGCAGGTTGGAGAAACGATCTGAAAAGCTGGGCGGATGAAGTGGTAACAAGTAGAGGATTTGATGTAAATGATTTTAACAATGTGGTTGGTACATTAGATCTTAGCATGAGGGACTTTGGGTTTGAAGGAAATTCATATAGTGATGCATGGAACACAGGGTATGATTGGGGAGCAGCTCTCTTTGCAGAGGAATCGGCAGCGTTATTGGGAGCAGGAAGAGAAAAAGGAGAAGATTATCTGAACAATTTGCTTGCACAAGGAAACTATAATACTGCTGCAATTGCGGACAGTACACATGATATATCTGATAGTTTAGACATAAGCAATGAAGATATTAAGTACCTTAAAGACATCGCAGAAAGAGATTATATTAATAGATTTACGACAGCAGAAATTAAAGTTGATCTAGGAGGCGTAACAAATAATGTAAATGAAGCACAAGATTTGGATGGAATGATTGACTATTTAACAGAAAAATTAGTAGAGCAAGTAGCAATGAGTGCAGCAGGAATACATTAATAAAAGACTTGTAGAAATATGTCAGATATGCTATAATATTCCCAAAAAAAGGGGGTATTATACTAATTATGGGATTATTTAAAAGCAAAGAAGAAAAAATTGCTAGAAAAAAGTATAATGATACACATATGAACGCTAAACATCAATCAGGTTTACCTTTGGCACAGGATTTAGAATGTAATATAGAATATGGAAAAGATAAGTTTATTTTTACAGCTTCAGGAAATATATTTAATTTAGGTTTTGAAAAGATAACGGATATTTGTATTAAGACTGATGAAGAAATACAAAAACAATATGTTTCTAGTGTAGCGGGAGCTGTAGCAGGCGGTCTTGTTTTCGGAACTTTAGGAGCAATTGTAGGAGGAAGAGTAAGAGAAAAAAAAATAAAAACAGCAAGTTATTTCTTAATTTTTACATATAAAAAAAATACAGGAATAGATTATATAAGTTTTGAATTGTATTGCGCAGATGGTTCACTTTATTTTGTAAGTCAAGCAAGAGAATGGATAAAAAGATTTAAAGAAAATTATATGCAAATAAATACAGAAATACATGATTTATAAAGAGGATTTATGTATAAAATGAATAAAAACTATGCTAGAAGAAATAGCTATTAAAGTAAAAAAGAGAATGTCCATCACAGACGTTCTCTTTTTTTTTAATCTAGTTAAATTTAAGTTTTGTAATTAAGTACTTTATCAAATCTAAAAACTATTCTTACATTCCAATAATTTACATTCCAATCTGGTTAAATTCAAATCTATGCTCTTTTTAGCCTTAATATTTCAAGCCTTTTATGTACTTTTTATATAATTATTCCACGTTTGAAAAAGACTTTCTGAATGATTTTTAGAAGACTTTTTTTCTTTCTTTTTTTTAGAATTAATCTCTATGGTATTCTCTAAAAATATGGTTAAATTTTTGTTAAGTTCAATAGAATCTGATAATTCTAATTCGGAAATAAATTTTATTACTTTTCCTAATAAAATAGTTCTAGATTTGTAAGCATAATCGGCAATCTTAAATCCAAGTATATTCTCAACGAATTGTTTTAATTCCTTACTATTTTTAAAAATTTTTCTTGATAAAATTAAAGGGATTATTATATTATAGACTTCATTTTTATTTTCTGTTGTGGGCATTACTTCATTTAAAAGTTTAAAAATATTTGAATCCATTTATATTTTCCCTCCCATTCTATTTATAAATTCTTCTGTTATTTTTATAATAGACTCTTTAATATTATTTTGTTCTATATCTAACATAAATTTTCTTTTACCAATTGCATTTTTAATTGTAGAATAACTTTTTATACTTGTACTAAAAACATTTTTTTCATTACAATCTGTTTTTATTTCATCTATAATTTTTTTTGTTGTAGAACTATTATCTGTCATGGTAAAAATAATACCACTACTATTCAAATTTTTAGCATTTTCAATAGAATTAATAGCTTTTGTTAATAATGAAAGTCCTAATGACGATACAAAATCTGGTTTTACTGGTATTATATATGTATCAGATGCTCTATATGAACTGGTTAAAAAAGAAGAGTATGTCGGTGGACAATCAATTAATATATAATCATATGTCTGGTTTAAATGGTTTGTATTAATATATTTATCTAACCGATTTTCTATTCCTTCTTTTTGTATAATCTGCAACTCTATTAAATCAATATCGCCTAATATCATATCGAAATTTTCTTTTACTTCAATACTATATTCATCTACTAAATATAATTCTTTTCTATTATTACTATTAAATAAAGTAGAAGTATCGTTTTTAGAATTCTTTGTTTCCAAATTTCTATGACCATCACTAAAAAGATAATATATAGTCTTTTTATCTTTTTTAGTTGAATCATAAAATTTCATATAGTCATCGTTTACAATTGACAAAACTGATTGTGTTGCATTAAATTGTGGATCCATATCTATCAATAATACCTTTTTTTTAAAATGCGATGATAATGTATTTGCTATATTAATACAAAGAGTTGTCTTTCCTACTCCACCCTTCATATTCATAAAAGAAACTACTTTTTTATTTTCTGAATCCATTTTATCTTCTCCTAATTATAAATTATCTAATTTTAGATGTAATAATTCATTTTTTATATAATAGCAAAGTCCTTCAATTCCTCCATATAAAGAATAATAATTAATTCCACTAATCTTTAAAAAATCTTTACTTTCTAAACAAAAGTCATTGCTAAGAATTATTTTTTTTAAAAATACTTTTTCTTTAGACTTTACTTCTTCCTCCAGTGGCTGATTTGAAGTTCCTTGGACTGTAAAAAAACCATTTTGCGATATTAAACGCTCATTATTTCTTCTTGGCACTATCGAAAAACTACCAATTTGTATTCGTTGTTCAAAATAATTCGTATATTTTTTGATTCGTTGGGGTAATGTATCAACTGAAAGTAAACCTATATTATCAAATCCTTTATCAATTCCCTTTTCATATAATTTCTGATTACTTTTATTTAATGAAATAGGATCTAGAACCCATATACAAGCATCTATCCCATCTATGTGATCTCTAATTGCGAAATATAGGCTTGTAACTAAACTATCTGTCCAATCTAAAAGTCTTGTATATAATCCATAATGTTGCATTAAAAATAAAGCGTTCCAGTCTTTATTTTCATTATATTTACTACAATACATATCTCCATAGTTGATAAAACAATTAAATATATCATTTTCTTTATTGCTTATTATTTCTTCTTCTTTACTTATTCTGTATAAACCACTATTTAATTTATATGATACATTTTTGTGACCTCTAAACCAAAGAGTATTGTTATCTTTTTTAATTTCATTAATGATTGAAAATATCTCATTAATATTGTTTACCTTTATATCCTCTTTATCTATAATATTCACCTACCTAATAAATATTATTATAGTATTTTTATTGTGTTAATCTTTCATAATTAGACTATAACATATTTTATAGTATTTTTCAATTAAGGTTTTAAGGAAAAAAGTTGGAGAAATTTTGAAAAAAGGGTTGACTTATTGAGTACACTATAATATAATAAATGTGTACTCAATAAGTGAGGTGAAAAAGATGAGTCCACGTACAGGAAGACCGCCAATAGAAAATCCTAAATCAGAACAGATAAAAATTCGAGCAACAAAAAAAGATAAGGAATTGCTTGAAAAATGTTGTGAAAAATTGAATCAAACACAATATGAAGTTGTTATGACTGGGATTAAAAAGGTTTATGCTGAAACAGAAAAAAAATAGAAGTTGCCACCGACCAAAGTTTGCAACTCCTATTATGCTCCGATACCAGAAAGTACCGATAAATCTATTATATCTTACTTTCTGTATCATTTCAAGAACAAAATCCAGAATTTTAGAACATTGAAAATCAAATAAGATAAGAAAGGTAAGGTATTCGTATGCAGAAACAGATCGAACAGACATTAACCAGTTTAGAAGTCGCAGAGATGATAAATAAAAATCATGCAGATTTAATGAGAGATATTCGCAGATATACAAAACAATTAAACCAAAGCAAAATTGCTTTCGTTGATTTCTTTCAAGAAAGTATATATATAGATGGAAAAGGCGAAGAAAGACCTTGCTATAAAATCACGAAAAAAGGGTGTGAATTTGTGGCTCATAAGCTGACAGGGATAAAAGGGACAGAGTTCACAGCAAAGTATATCAACCGTTTTCACGATATGGAAGAACTCTTAGAGGGAATAGCAGAGCAGGAAACAGAGCAAAAGCAAAAAGCAATCTCTTTGAAAGAGCAACTGGAAGCCGCTGCCTTCGTCGCTGAAGATTTACACGTCCCACAGAGCAACAAAATCATGATGTTCCGTAAAGTGTGTGAAAATAACCACATAAACAGCAATTTTCTTCCTGTTTATTCGGAAGGTGAAGACAGAGAAGCAAAGCCAGCCACGGAACTATTAGAGAAATTCCAGTGTGGGATAAGCACAAGGAAATTTAATGAGTGGATGATAGAGGCAGGGTACTTAGAGGAAAGGGAAAGAACATCAAGTAGCAGCAAAACAGGAAAGAAGAAATTTAAGGCATTAACGGAAAAGGGATTAAGATATGGGAAGAATTTGACCTGTGAAAAGAACACGAAAGAAACACAACCCTATTATTATGTAGACACCTTCCTAGAGCTTTATCACCTTGTGATACAGGAGGTGGCATGATGGACTGGAAAGACGTTGGCAAGACGATCT